GGGAGAATTTGAAATGATTATTAAAGATGCAAAAGGTGTTACAGCGGAAGTCCATATGTATGACAATGTAACCGGTATTGATTTTGTCGAAGAGTATCTTAATGCAGGGATGCTTGACTGTGATGCAGACGGCGCATATCTGGTTAATGATGTCTATTACATTGACGATTATGCAACCGATGCGTGCAACGGGTGCAATCCTGATTTTGAGGGTGCTCTGAACGCAGAATGGGATTTTAAGGAGATTTGAAACATGCGAGAGTGGTTTATAACGGGTGCCGATTTGTGCGGAATTATTGTCAAGGCAGAAAGTTTTGACGAAGCGCTTGCACAGGCTCGTAAGAGTAACCCAGAGTATAACACAGGTCAAGTTATAAGAGAGGTTTGAAACATGCCTAATCTGCTATGGGTGCTTGGTGCAGTGATTGATATTTTGAGAGGAGTAAACAACGATGATTTTTGTGATTGATATGCTCAATCGCGTGCATGTATATGAGGGCATGAGCATGCCGGATGCACTGGATGCGAAAAATGATTATATGTCCTTTATGGGTATTTCTGATGAGTCAATTCAGTTTGAGGTGGTTATATGACAATCCGGGATTTTTACTGTGCGTGCCTGTCAATGCAGCCTAAAACAAGTATCCGCGTATATGATAAAGAACGCTGTATCTATACCGGTGAATATGGCAACCTGCCTTATACACTCGCAAAACATGAGTTTGCTACTCTGCTAGTCAACCCTAACATGGAGTGGAAATTTTATTTTAACACTTGACTCTAATAATTAAATATGATACCATAAGAGCGGGAAAAGATGCGCAAGCTATACGGACGGAATCCGGCGCACGACCTTGTAGCGGGTCATGAATCTTTTCCCGCTTTTTGTATTTCCGTCCGTCTGAAAGTGAGGTGTAAACCATGGAAGAGATTAGCACTATTATACAGCAGGTCGGTTTTCCGATTGCGGCATTTATGTTGATGTGGTGGCAGAGTAACACAACCATCAAAGAAAACACCGCTGCTATCGTAAAACTCTGCGAGCACATGAGTAAAACGGACGGTGATGCCTAATGTATGTTGTAATGTATGCCGACATTACCAGCGCCCAGGCGTGGATTGTATACAGCAAGTGTAAACATTTGGGTATTGGCTATTATAGCGAATACACCCACAATTACAATCAAAACGCCGCATGTGGCCCCATGACAGCAGGCGACAAAGACGCGCTTGTCAAACTTGTCAATGACCCAGCCAAAACAACCGTATTGAAAGAGGTGTAATACACATGACTATTGATGATATTATTGCTCTGTGCCGTGCAGGTTACACGAAAGACGACCTTGCAAAACTTGTCACTCTTGACAACGCTGCACCCGCTGCACCCGCTGCACCCGCTGCACCCGCTGCACCCGCTGCACCCGCTGCACCCGCTGCACCCGCTGCACCTGTAGAGGATGCGGGCGGTATTATTGCCGCGATTAACGCACTGGGCGCGCAGATTAAAACGATGAATATCGCGGCAACCGAACAGCCTAAACCGCAGACCGCGGAAGATGTGCTTGCAAGCATTATTTTGCCGCCAAAGGCAGGTGAACGAGTGTGAGACAATTTTACAGAGAGCTAATAGGGGGTAGTACCGGAACACATGTGCAATTTGTAAAGCCCGTGAGAAAAATTCTTGTAGAGTGCGACACACTAATCGGTTTGGCGATACCGTTTTCTGATGGCAGTTTTTCTGACGAGTTTTTATGCTTCCCGAAACAACCCGTATATCTGGATTTTCAAAGCGCCAATAATGGCGGCGGAGTAAGCTCTATTAGCTTAATACCAGAAAGTGGTGGTGGTGGCGTTGCGAGATTATCCGTCATCGAATATGGCTCCGATGGTGATAATGATTGGTACAAATAATGTGAGGTGACACAAAATGAATGATATGACTATTTCTCAGGCCGCCACAATCCTTGGTGAGGCTGTTGAACAGGCAACCGGGCAGAAAGTAATTACCAACATTGCCACGCCCGAACAGTTTGTTTCGGTCGCCCAGACCGCACTTAAAACCGGGTATGACCCCATTATTAACGCACTGTCGCAGATTTGGAGCCGCTCCATTTACGCAGTGCGCGATTATTCCAGCCCTCTAACCAGTCTCGAAATGGATTTGCCGCGTTACGGCAACGCACTGCGCAAAATCAGCCCTATTGCTGCCAAGATGCAGGACGACCAGCGTTTTATTTGGCCTGTCGCATATGATGCAACTAATCATAAGGCCAACGCCCTCGGCAATGGCGAGAGCGTGGACATGTACAAAATCAGTAAGCAGGAAGTCTTGCAAACCAACTTTTACGGCACGGCAGTTTACCAGCAGCGCTACACCACGTTTAAAGACCAGTTTGATGTGGCAATGTCTTCCGCCGATGAATTTATGCGTTTTAACGCCATGAACATGACGGAGCGCAATAACGATAAAGAATCCTATCGTGAAGCGGTTGCCCGTGGTATGCAGGCGAATTTTATCGCGGCAATCCTTGACGAGGGCCAGAATTCCCGCGTTGTACATCTGTTGACCGAGTACAACGCCGAAACCGGTTTGAGCCTGTCGGCACAGAGTGTATATCAGCCCGACAATTTCGCACCCTTTATGCGTTGGGTTTATGCCCGTTTGAACGTGATTGCGCGTTTTATGGGTGAGCGCAGTCAGCTTTACCAGACCGTTATTAACGCAAAGCCCGTTCTGCGCCACACCCGCGGTAGCGACCTGCGCGTGGCGTTGTATAGCAAAGCATATGAGCAGATGCGTACCATGGCACTGTCTACTACGTTCCACGATGACTACCTCAAACTTGCCAAGTTTGAAGGTATCAATTTCTGGCAGTCCATCGAAACGCCGGACAGCGTGAGCATCACGCCGGTATACACCAGCACCGAAGGCGCGGTCAAAAAGGCATCCAAGGCCGTGGAGCAGGCCGGTATTTTCGGTATTATGCATGACCGTGACGCGCTGGGCTACTGCTACACCAATATGTGGAGCGCTACCACACCGCTCAACATTGACGGTGGCTACTGGAATACCGCAGAGCACGCCACAATCAAGACAATCCAGGACAACACTGAAAAGGCTGTTGTGCTGCTGCTTGACTAACTCTTAATAATAGCCCCGTGTCAGTTATGGCACGGGGTATTTTGAAAGAGGTGAGATTTTGAATATCACGCTATATCAATTTGCCAAAAAATTGAACAGCACCGCCCGCCCAGCCGGAACGTCAAAAGGCGTGCAAGGCCAGCTGCGCGAATCTTGCAGCATGTTAGCGCCGGAAATTGGTTTTGTGGCGTTTGGGCAGACGGAAAGCCCGCACGCGTGGAACTATGCTTATATTCCAGATTTTGCCAGATTTTATTTTATTGACAACTGGACTTGGACGGCTGGCATGTGGTATGCAAGTATGACCGTTGACCCTCTGGCAAGCTGGCGTAATGAAATTGCCAATAGCACAGAGTATATTGTAAGAGCTGCAAGCGCTGTCAATCCCAATGTTGTTGATACAACATACCCAACATTTGCGGGGTGCAATCAAGCGTATGTAGATATTACAGGGCTTTTTACAGACCAACTTTCGCGCGGCACATTTATTATGTCAGTGCAGGCCAAGGGAGAACAGGCCAAGTTTGGCACCAACACCACACTGCTTTGCACGCCGGGCGCAATGTATAATTTTGCGCAGAAGTTACTTGCAAGCGCCGACTACTTGCAGATTGACCCCAACGAGATTAGCGAAAGTCTTTCCAAAGCCTTGTTTAACCCTATACAATATATATCATATTTGATGTGGCTTCCTGTTAATGTTTTGCCGTCTGACCTTAAACCCTTGTCAAGTGTGCCTCTTGGCTGGTGGTCAATTGACGCTGGCACAGGGTTTTTTGTGCTGGATGAAAAACATGATAAAGTGACGTGGGAACATACCCTTGCTATTCCGCGCCACCAGCAGGCAGACACAAAGCACAAATTTCTGCGCGCGGCACCGTACAGCGAATACAAATTATATATGCCTGGGTTTGGGCTGATTGATATTGATGCAAGCAAGCTGTATAATATGGATAGCTTAACAATTAGTATTGTGTTTGACTTGTACACCGGCGACATGACCTTGCAGCTCAAAGATGGAAATAAACCTTTCCAAACTCTTTCGGGTTGCTGCGCTGTGCAGGCGCAAATCGGGCAGATTACAAGCATGGTTACAACTGGTAATGGAGTTGTGCAGGCAGTCGTTGGTGGTGCAGTTGCAGGTGCACAGTCGTTTTTCCAACAAGCAGCGGATATTACCCAAAAAGTGCATAACTGGATTAACGGGGCTGATACTCTCGGCCTTGGCCAAAACGCCGCCGCAATCGGCAACGGCATCCAGAGCGGCGCACAGCAGGCAACCGCCGAAAGTGTTTCAAAAGGCGGACAAGGCGGTGTTGCGGAATATGGTACTACCCCTTATCTGCAATGCAAATTTTGGAATTTGGTTGACCAAGCACCGGAGCACCGCGGCTATCCGCTGTGCGAGAAACGCAAAATTAGCAGCTTGTCCGGCTATATCATGTGTTCCGACAGCGATTTTTCCGCGCCCGCAACCTCTATGGAGATCAGCGCAATCCGGGAGCATCTGAACAACGGCTTTTATTTTGAGTAAAGGAGTTGATATTATATGGCAAGCTATCCGCAATGTATTACAGACGAGAGCACAATTACAGTAACCGCAGCATATCCGTATTATTCGGATGGGTCGCACCATGGCGGCATTGACACCAAGCACCCCAATGATTTTTTGGCGTTTGCGCCGCAGGCGGGAACGATTGTCACGGCGCACACTTGGCAAGGCGGGAAAACCGGTAACGACAGTTGGGGCAACTATATCGTGGTAGATATGGGCAATAAGCGTTATTGGCTGGCTGCGCATTTTAAGGCGCAGACACATAAGGTTGGTGATGTGCTTAAAGCGGGCGACTTAATCGGCACGCAGGGTCAGACCGGCAATGCAACCGGTGTGCATACCCATTGGGAGTATTGGGTAGGCGGACGCTCTACTCGATACCGTCAAAACCCCTCGCAGATTTTGGGCATCCCTAACGCGGTTGGCAAGTATGATGTAACTTGGAGCGCAGACAATCCGCCAGGCCCCGGCCCGGAGCCGCCCACGCCCGGTAAAAAAGCAATCCCTGTGTGGTTGCTTTTCAAGCTGAAAGAGGTGAAATAAATGCAAGCCGCGCCTTATATGTATGATTATATCAACGCCGAGGTGAGCCAGCACAGCCCCAGCACTGTACACACAAAAAACACAGAGTTACAACGCTTTTTTGCCCGGTATTTGCTGCAAAAAGCAATGTCTGTTTTTAAGTGGGACTTACCGGAAACATGGGATAGGGACTATTTTTTGTATGTCTTGTACGGCATCGGCTATATTGCGGTGCTTAACACCGACAAGTATGGAGTTATCCCGCAGCAGTGTGGGCTTGACGGGTACAACATTTTTTACCAGCCAAAACGCGCCCTTGTCAAAAATCCCCTGCTAAGAGGTTTGCGCAGCCTGGATATTGGCACGCAATGCACGCTTATCAAGCTGCAACCTGATTATGGCAGCGTCATGGATTTGGTTGGGTTTTACGCAGATATGATGGCCTTAACAGCCGAAACCGCCGGAGTAAATCTTGTCAACAGCCGTCTATCCTATGTGTTTTTTGGCAAAAATAAAAATACTGCCGAAAGTCAAAAGAAACTGTTTGACCGTGTAGCAAGCGGTGAGCCTGCAACATTTGTTGATACAGCGTTGTATGACGTTCAAAGCGGCAATCCCTCTTGGATCCCATTCCAGCAGAATGTTGGACAGAACTATATCGCGGGTGATGCACTGGCGGATCTGCGCAAGTGGGAGATGATGTTTGACACAGACGTGGGAATTCCCAACGCGAACACAGACAAAAAAGAACGTCTTATCAGCGATGAGGTAAATGCAAATAACGTGGAAGTAACCAGTAAAGCAGACTTGTGGCTTGACCAGTTGCAAAAGAGTTTTGCCCAAACAAGCAAAATGTTTGGCATCAAACTTGGCGTTGAGTGGCGCAACAAACCGCAAGTTGGCGCGGAAAGTGAGGGCGGAGAAGATGAGTAGAGCGACTTTATCACTGTTAGGGCTGTACCAGTACGACAACACAATTTTTAACGAGTTGGTGTTACCGGACGGCATGGACAAACAGTTATACATTAACAACCTGTTGATGGAAACCGCAGAGCTGGAAGTGTTGTTTTCGAACCCCGTAACTATGCGGTCTGTCATTGGCATTTGGTCGAGCGCACATCTGGACAGTTGGGAAAAGATGTGGCAGACAACCAAACTGGAATACAACCCGATTGAAAACTATGACCGCAAAGAGGACTGGACAGACAATAACAAAACTAACAGCAAAGTACAGAGTAAGGACGTTGGCACCGGCAAAAATCATAGTACCGATATCAGCAAGGCCGCAGGTTTTGACAGCGGAAACCTTGTTACCAGTGGTCAAAATGACAACGACAGCAATAACGAGAGTACGCAAATCGGAAACAGCAAAGGCAACAGCAACGAAGAGTTAAAACACACAGGGCGGGTACATGGCAATATCGGCGTGACCACATCACAGCAGATGATTGAAGAAGAACGCCGGGTTGCCGATTGGAATATGTACGAGTATCTGATTGACAAGTTTAAGCAACAATTTTTGCTGCTTGTATATTAAGGAGTTTATACCATGTTTGATACCAGATGGCCTTATACCAATTTCCACGAACTAAATCTTGACTGGATTTTGGAGACGCTCAAAAAGCAGGATGCAGCTATTGCGGATTTTATCTCGCTCAATAGCATTACCTATGCAAACCCGCTGCAATGGGATATTACGCGGCAGTACCCTAAAAATCAGGTTGTGCTTGATACCAACGGAGACGGCTATTTAAGCGTGCAGCCGGTGCCGGTCGGCGTGGAAATCGACAACACCGACTACTGGACAAAGATTGGCAATTTTTCCGAGCTGTGGAGCACGGTCAAATTGGCAATCACGGCAGCAGATGAGGGACTCAAAACCACGGCAAGCGCAGACCGGGCAAGCGGCGACCTTGTATGGCTCAACAATACCCTATATGTCTGCACCACCGCAATTACACGCGGCACCGAGTACGGCACCAACAACACGGCAAAAACCACGATTGATGCAAGACTTGCCAATTTGGCGCAGGCAGTTAAAACGCTGCAAGACAACATTGCAGATGTTAATACCGCGTTGGGTAACAAGATTGACAAGAGCACCACCGGAGACCTTGCACAGACTGTTAGCGGAGATTTTGGCATCCATGCAAAAACTTTCGCCGTCACTCTTAACGATGCGGCAGGCGACCGCGCAGCACTTAAAATTTATGGCAATTCTAATACACCTGTTGACATTGGCAGCGATGGCGGCACATTTTTACATGGCTTGACCAAAACCAGTCAGATTATTAACAAATACAACGATAATTTTGATTGGTGGCCCCTTGCCGACTATTACGGCAAGGTTCACAAGGTTGCGTTGATTCGCGATGGCGCCAATTTTGACACATTCGGCAACTCTCCTGTTGACATCCGTACTTTGCAGACCCTTAAAATGGACGGAACCGATGATATTACCGCAACCCTGAACACCTACACTAAACAATTCCCGCTGTTTATCCCTGTCGGCATCTACAAAATCAGCGCCCCGGTGCAGCTCAAACATAGCTTGTACGGTGCAAGCGCGTCCCGCGACCCTGCACGCGGTAGCAGTGACACGATTTTGCAGTATACCGGCAATCCGACAGCGTTTGGCAGCCTTGGCGTGCTTACCGTATCCGGCAACGATGTAGACGGCAATGTGGTTATTGCAAATCTGGATATTATTTGCAATGGCATGATTGGCGGCATTGTGTACACCACGGACGTATACACCGATAATTACATTGCTAATGTGAGTATCGGCGGTGTAAAATCCTATGGCGTGTACTTGCAGCCCAGCACTAGCACGTTAAGCCGCTATTGCTACATGGATAATGTAACGGTATGGGGCTTTAGCGATGTACACCCCGCGGAGCGCGTTGCCGGTAACGTTGCGTTTTATTGGGGTGACAAGTCTCCTGACTGTAATTGCAATAATCTGTTGGCAATGGTATGTCAGACCGGGTTTGATTGCCGCACTAACGTGTTTGGCTGCAATTGGATTACCTATAATGGTATTCCATCCGGCGGCAGCGGCGGCGCAGATGCCGACACTTGGTGGGAAAGCACCTGCGGATTAAAAGTCACCAACAATGATGTGCACATTAACAACATGTATCTTGATACTTGCCGCCACGGTATTATTTTTGACGGGCCGGGCAAGGCCGCGGCATATATCACTAACTTAATTTATACGGTCAATGACGACACGGCAACCACCGGAGAGGGCAACGCAGCACTTGCACTGATTGGCACGAGTCCTAGTCCGCAGTTGACGGTTGACGGCGGCGTGATTAACCGTGGTGCCAAAGTATCCACCACGGTGCAGACAATCGGACAATACCCCGTCACTGCCATGACGTGCAAAATCAACAATGCATATATCTACACCAAGCGCGAGTATATTTTTAGCGCCAACAACCAGTATATTTGCAAGACCGGAGAGCACCGCTGCATTGACCTTGCAATCACAGACCAAACCCAATATACCGTTGATGGGCAGTCGGAGACCGGAGACCCTAACCAGTACAAGGCATTTGCTTATATTCCGGTTCCTGACAGTTCTATCACTTCACAAGGTTCCATCCGCGTTATGGACCGCAACAACCTTGATATTACAATTTATTTAAGCAACAATCCGGAATCGGGCGGGTTGTTTGCAATCAGTGCAGTTGATAACCGTAAACTCAATCAAGCCATTTATGACGCAACCGCAGGTACTGGCAAAACGCTTACTTGGGATGTAGCGGGCAGTCTGGATAAAGTGTATTATGTTAATGACAGTAACGCGATTATCCTGTACTACCATCGCCCTGCATCTTACGGTGTTACTGTGCAGGTAACTGGTTTTATGCCGGGCAATTCCCCAGTGATTCTTGACCGCATTCGCAACATGGACGGCACGCCAATGGATTTCCCGCGCTGGAATAATCATGACGGCATGACTGCTATCAAGGTTTTGCGCCCTAACATTTCTTAACAGCAACAGCCCCTGCCAATACGGCAGGGGCTGTTTTTATTTTTTACTGCCCTCACGGAAATACTTGTCTAGCAATACTTCGCAGATTGGGGACTCAAAGCAGATTGTATTTGACAGGTAGTAACTAATGCGCAACCACATAAAATTGTTATTAAAAAGTTTAAGGTCACGCTCTGCCGCGGTGTACCGAGGGCAAGCACCGCTTGCATGAGTAGTGCAATAGTATGTGTCTTTTGACTTATGTTTATAGATTGTCAACTCGCCTACATTTACAACCGGCTTATACTCAATCAGACGTTTGGAGCCTATGTTACTATATGCCTGCCCAAAATCATTACTAATTGCCATTTTATAAAAGGCGCTGTTTTTAGTCATTCGATATAGTGCGGTATCCGTTTTTAATTTGCTGATGGGCGAATTAAAAAGCATCACAATTGCACAGTTTTTATCTTTAAGAATCCGCACTTCCTGTCTTTTGTCCTGCATGGTCTGCGCAATATTGACTAACTCCAAATCCATAAAAATGGGGTTTGCGATATTATTTGAGTTAGCAAGACAAATCATTTTTAATGCTGGCTTGCCTTTTAATTCCCGATTGCGGTTAATCGTTTCATACGCATTATAAAATGCGCCTGCTTCTCCCTTTATTGGGCGTTCGTGGTTTTCGCCAATAAATTCATCAAAAATAGTAATTTTTACTTCTTCAATATTAAAGCCGCGCAGGTTGGCAACCGTGGACAGTGCGCAGGTGAAGCCGAGCGGCTCCCCTGTTTCGGGTTTTCCGTCCTCATCGCAGTTATAAAGAGCGCAGCAGCCTTTTGCAATCGGCAATGGTTGGATGTTGCACCCGTAGTCCTCATTGATTGGCTTGAATGGACTGAAAAAAGGATTTGTCACCATATCCAGCTGTGTTTGTGTCCGGCGCATGTAAGTATATAGCATGTTGTGCTCTTTAAGCCATGCAAGCGCACCATAGGTTTTACCGGTTGCGCGTCCGCCAACAACGTAAATAAAATCAACTGGCAAATTGACAAGATAATCAAAATTTAAGTATCCGCTATCAAGATACAGTTTTTGCTTTTGCATATTAACCTACTTTCATATTTCAAAAGGGCGGCGGTTTTCAAGCCGCCGCCCTTTTGTGGGGAGGAATTATGTCAAGAATGGAATGGTTAGTTCATTTTGCAGCCGATGTAATGACGGCCCTGCTTGCTTTCGCCGCCAATGACTTCAACTTCAACAGTGGCGAGGTCTGCGCCGTACTGATTGACAACATCAACGATTGCTTCAAAGTCACGCTTAAACGTGCTGGAAATGGTGCTGAAAGTGTCGCCCTCGCTGGTAAGCACTGCAAGCACTTCCTGCGTTTCGCCCTTAGAATTGATATCTTCATAAAGCGCATAAGCATCAATATTAAAAGTCGCGCCTTCAAGCGTTTTCATCGGGCGAGAATCGGGGTTGCTGGTCAGGCTATAGGCCTGCTTCATGGTCAGATTTTCGGGGAAGCTCTTGATGATTTTCATACTTGTTTACTCCTTTTCGTATGTCTGTGTTTTGTAGCTGCTTGCTACACTTATATGATAATGCGAGTCCAACCAAATGTCAATACCCATTTTCAAAATATTCATCCAGCCTGCCAATACCTTTCCGGGTATAGTCGCAGCGCAAAAGCAAGTCCATATATTCCGCAGTAATTCCCAGTTTATAGGTGCTTTCGCGGATAACAACATTTGATGTAATTGGCAATGTGTGACCGTCTATTGTAATGCTGTCTATCTCTGGACTATCATTGTATATAGATTCTGTGCCGCCCGCGTCCCGAAAAATAAAACCCGGCTTAAATGCATCAATGCCGCCATGGCGTTCCAACTCTTTTGCGCCCTCTTTTTTGTTTACACCGGCAATTGTGCAGCACAATGGGCTTTCTGGCGTTTCGCGGTAACAATATTTCTTTGCGCCCAGCGTTGCAAATTCACACATATCATGCTCCGGTTCAAACACTCCCATATAATGCATTTTGCCGGATGGGTCTGCTGCATAAGCACCAGATGCTTTACTGTCTTTGATTCGGGCTTTATTATATTTTGTCCAGTCAATGTCACCTATATATTTCACCGAGTCAGTATCGCAATACAAAAACCCGTCTCCTGCAAGCTCTATACCCTCTTCAAGCCGATAGCGGGCATTGGCTGTCACCCAAACGCCCCATTGGTAGCACAAAAACGCGTTGCGCAGATTCTGCGACAAGATATTTTCGATTGGCGTTTTTTCGTCAATTTCAAATTCTTCTTGCGGTGTGTATAATATGGAGCGCTTGCCGGGATCTTGTGCCATCATGCCATATATACTATTCAGCTTGTTTTTACTTTTCATGTAGTACAGCTCTTGACCGTGGACATTCTTAAGGCTGGTTTTTGCGCGGTAATAATCTATTGCACATTCAATCAGGTCGCGGGGCAATTTTGCGTAGGTGGACTGCCAACAGTCAAATGCCCTAAAACCCGAAAACTTGTACTCTTTAAGGATTATAGCAAGATCCACATCTGTGACCGTTGTCTCCAAATATTTTGCGCTCAAAATCCGCCCGTTGTCGCGGTCGGGGTCAATCACATTTCGGCTCTTATCAATCGTTAAATATGGGCAACCCCAGCAGGGGTTGATTAACTCAACGTCTGTTAGTGCAATACGCATTATCAATGCTTTGCGGTGCTTGTTAAGTTTCCGTTTAAGGCCGTCTAGTGTTATTTCGCCAATGGGCTCAAAAGCACGCATTGGATAAAGGCAATTGCACAACACGTCAGGGTAGCTACTGCTTCGGTCTGCACTCTGGATTTTGCCGCGCAGCACTTGACCGGTATAATAGCGGTTGGCATGCGTGTTGCCACCGCGGAACGCTTCCCGCAGCATTGTGTATAATTCTGCATCGGGCTGGATAGCGCCGAGACGTTCCAACCCTGCGCGTTTCATGGCTGCACGTGCATCGCGGCGCACATAGCCGGTAGAGGTTAGCGGGATTGTGTACAAGTTGTCACTGTCGTGGTGCATTTCAATGGTCAGGGCTTCACATAGGCCAAGTACATCGTTTACACAATATTCTAGTTCATCATCTGTCAACGGAGTCCATGAATAGCGCGGTTTACTGTAATCGAAATCTGTGCCGGATAGTTTGCCGTGGGCAGCGCCCATTTTATGGGTATATGCATCTAGCGACATATTAGAGTGGAGATAACTACAACGAAATTCAAAAAAACCATCGTACATCGTGCATTTCAAAACTTTACGGCGGTCAACGGCAAAAATCTCGTCATTCGTAAAATGGTAGATACCGCGCAAAAATTGAAACTCATAGGACAGATTGTGGACATAAACACATAGTTGCAAATGATAATCTTCTTGTGATAGCGCCCGCATATATGCTTCAAGGCTTGCGGCAAATGCTTCAAATTCTTCCCATGTTCGACCAACAACAGTTAGATTGATGGGTTCTGCAAAATGCCATTGCCAGATATACATCACAGCTTGTTCTATTGATTTAATGCGTGTTGTTTCAATGTCAAACGCTGTCACAATATCAAGCAATTTTGTTTTTTTAGTTCTTGTGATTTTGCGTTCCAAAACAGGCAGCACTGCGAACTTCTCAAGCGGGAAATCAATCACCGAACAAATGACTTGCCCATTCTTCAAGGTCTTTACTTTCAATTTTTACCTTGCCCCCCTTTTTTGTACGGGAATATTTATCAGGAAAGTTGCGGGCAGCTTCTTCTTGCTTTTTGATAAATTTCTCAAACCATTTCTGCACTTTGGATACTGGTATTTTGCCGGTCGTTACACTTTCAAAAAGATTTGCAATCGGTTCCGAGTCAAAATGCATGTTTTGCGCAATAGTTCGCATAGTCTCCATAAATGTGACATATGATAAAAAATTCTGTTTTGTTACAAATTCATAACCATTAGCATTGAGCTTTGCAATCAAGCCCTTGCGTTCACGCTTAAAACGGGCGATTGAGATATCCTCATTCAAAAAGCGCTTTGCTTCAGCAAGAGCATATACAAGTTGCTGCTTGTTCTTGATTTGCGCAACGGGTGGTAACTTGCCATAGTGCTTGACTTCGGATAGTTCCGCAAATTCAGATTTTTCAAGGCGCTCTTGACGTTTACGCACAATCGAGCGGAGCTTGCTATACTCTTTGCGCAGCTCTGCTTCGGTGTGCTTATTGAGATAATAAGGTGTGTACTCCAAGTCTTGCCACGCGTACTGCGTGGGTTTACGCTTTGCCAAATTCCATGCTCCTTTCCTGCAATGCAAATATTAATTTCACAACTTGCGAATCCCGTGCGATAATATTCATATCTTCAATCGTTGCATCACGATATACACGCGGCATTGACCGGAATTCACCTGTCCACATAGGCAAACCACCTTTCTCCGCACTGTATACATTAACCAAAATATCAGGGTTCAGAGTATAGCACATGCGGTAAAAATCCAAGGGTGTAATATTGCGTTTTTTCATTTTTTTCAAATTCTCCCT